GTCAAAGTTGGTGTTGGTGGTATCGCCCCATGTCCCTGACTGTTCGCCAGTTCCAATCTTCTCAATACCAAGGTTAGTTGTATAAGTGCTGGCCATTAACCAATCCCCTTATGCCGCAATATCGTCATAATTTGGTGTTTGTGATGGAGTTACCTCGGACCATCCGGGCGTCTGTGACGGGTTGACCTGAGAAAAACTCGGCGTCTGTGACGGGTTGACCTGAGAAAAACTCGGCGTCTGTGACGGAGTTATTTTCGTATAATTTGGTGTTTGATCCGGGACAATTCGACCCCAAACAAGAACGGTGCCCGTCTGACCCGTTCCTGCCACGCCCTCTAAGGTTACGTTGGCGTCTGCCGTTATTGTTACAGCGCCTACTTGCCCGGTTGCCGAAACCCCCGTTACATCAACATTGTTTACCGTTTGTACGGCAACAGAACCTACAGAGCCCGTGCTAGAAAGTCCCGTGACACTTACATTAGCGTCTGCCGTAACCGTTGCCGAACCTACAGATCCCGTGCTAGAAAGTCCCGTGACACTTACATTAGCGTCTGCCGTAACGGTTGCTGAACCTACAGAGCCCGTGCCCGCAAGTCCCGTGACACTTACATTAGCGTCTGCCGTAACCGTTGTTGAACCTACAGAGCCCGTGCTAGAAAGTCCCGTGACACTTACATTAGCGTCTGCCGTAACGGTGACAGAGCCTACAGAGCCCGTGCCCGCAAGTCCCGTGACACTTACATTAGCGTCTGCCGTAACGGTGACAGAGCCTACATTACCCGTAGCTCCAGAATTGGTGACACTTCCTTCGCCCCACGCAAGATCGTTCCAACCATCACGGCCCCAACCAGTAAGTGGAACGATCACATCAGCCATTACGCTATCCGAATAATTGCGTTACTTGCATCAGCAGCGGGGAAAACAATGGTAAAGTCGCCTGAACTAGACGTTTTATCTGCACCGAAGTCCAAAACGACTACCGTGGGATCTCCACTAGCACTGTCGTTGTAGATTAATGCTCCTCGCGCCGTGAGCGAAGAAGAGCTAAACGTTAGATCTGAAAAGTCGGTTAATGCAGTGGTGCTCGACGTAGTTGGATCAACCCGTGTAAGAGTCCCTCCTCCGGCCGTGTACCCGGTGCCGCTAACCTCATTACTGGTTGTATAGGCGGTAGTAGCCGCAGTAAAACTGGCGCTATTGGTATACATAGCCAATTTAAAAGTATTGCCGCCAGAGTTTTTAAAATTGTGAACCGCTTCAAGTAACTCTTTCTTGAAGGACGTACACATGAAATTGCCACTAAAAGCCATTTAAAGCCTCCTGATATTTTCGGCTAACTTTTGTTGCCCCGCATTAAGCAAAGCATTGTAAACAGTCGTGCGATCACTTTGGATCGCTTCGCGCATGTAATGCGTAAGCACTTGACGTAGATTTTCTTTATACGCCAACGCTTGATCTTTTATAACGGGGGGAGCGGATTCTGATACCTTAACAATCCGATCTAAACACCGAGCAGCAACTTCTTCCGGGGTAAAACCACGGTTACTGGTAGTTTGAACATCTACGATGCCCGAACTTATTTTACCCTCTTCTACCATCATTGTTTAGCCCTTACCACCATTCCTGTGCGGTATTGATCTGTAACCTCTTTAGCTTCTCCAAACAGCTTTAAGCTTTGCAATCCTTGCATAAATTGCTGCTGATAGTTTTGTAAAACATCCGCCTCGCCCTTCATGTAAGTATATGCCTCAACTAAACACCCATAAAGCATTGTCATAGGAGCGTTTTCACTCAACCACGTTGTTCCAGAACTGGCTCCTGCGGTAAGACTAGCGGGTCTGTAAAAGTAGTTTAATTGGACGGTATACGACGAATTTGGCGTAGGCCCGACAATAAAGTTATCTATGTCGTAAACGCCGTAGTATTTTGGAGATCCCGTAGTCGCGCTGTTGGGATTAACCGTCTGTATAAAATCAGGGTCTTTTAGCTCTAAAAAAACTTTGTTACTGCTGGTATCGACAAAAGACAAAGACAATGGCGCTAAAAAGTCTGTGGGACACGCTAAAAATTGGTTGGCGTTTGTCAATGTCCCCGAAGCGTTTTTTCGGAAAAGGCTTAATTGAACATTTTTAAGAACACGCTCCTCTGTGTTTTTAATAAAAATGTCTAAATTGTTAACAAACGAGGTTTCGTCGTTTTCCGCGTAATCTTGGATAGCTTGTTTTAACGCTGAGTATGTAAAACTCATGATGTTGTCACCGTCACTGTTCCCACCGCCCCATATCCCACCGTGGGCCTAAAATCAGGGCCTTCCACCAAAATTGTGCCCACAAAAACGTCTAAAGGCTCTATGCGATCCGGTCGTGGGTTTTGCAAAGCTTGTGGGTCCACAACTTTACGTCGAGGCTCTAATTGCGGTTGTTTGGGGTCATATTCATCAGGACCCACCAACAAGCCGTTCCACTCACGCTTCATCTCATTTAGCTTATATCTTTGACCAGACAGGTCAGATACACCGTAAGCAAATTTACCTGTAGCAAATCGACCCACCACTAAAACCTTGAATACGCCATAGAGGGCTGAATGTTAAAAGATGCACGATCTCTGTCTTCAGACGCGGCTCTTTCAAACTCTTCCTCATATATAGATTTAAGCAATTGTACGCGGTCCGGGGCTCTTTTAATGGCAATGTAATACGCCAAGCCTGCCGCCAAACACGGGTAAAATCGGAAGGGTACATCCATCGTGTTTGTGTACGTGTCCGCATCGTCTATACGAACAAGCTTGTCAATAAGGACGGTGTCTGTGCTGTTTTCTGGAACCGGCCAAAGCTTCAGGGTAGGGTCGATCTGTCGATCTACAAAAAATTGAGACGGCCTAGCCTGTGTCGTTTTAGTTGGAATGTTGATGTAATCACTACGACTAATCCTTTCCAAGGCGTAATCAGTGTCGCTTCGTCTAATTACCGCATTTAAAACGTCAATTGTGGACGCCCCTAAAGCATAGTTCCCCGTCCCTTGCGCCAAAGACACCGTGGTTTGCTCAATAGTCCATTGATTTAAGCCCCGGTTGGCCCAATCGCCCAACATCAAATTTAAAGACCGTTTGGCTGTTTTTAAATCGTAACCGGTGCGAACCTCAAGTCCACACCGCTCAAACGCCTCTTCGATGTAATCGCTTACATCAAGCTCAAAGTCTGTAGAGCCCGAAACGGTCATTACAAAGGTTTCTTGGAGGAACTACGAACAGCGGATTTATTTACACCGCCTCCCGCCGCTTTTTTAACCGCTCCACCGTTTCGCATGAAGCCCATTTTGTTTCTTACCGGTTTTGGCAACATGCTTGCGCCTTTATTAGGGGCCGGTTTAAGCTTTTTACGGCCACCCGACTCATCCGGCATTACCGGCGTAACTTTTTTTTCTGTCATCTCCATAGGAGGCACTGGGGTAGGCATACTACGACCTTTTACGCGGCCACCTTTTTTCATAGGCATTGCTTTAGGCTTGGCCGCCATACCGCCGCCTCGCATTTTCTTAGGCATTTTTCTGTTGATTCCCGGCATCGCATAGTCTCCTGTAAAGTTCTTGACGTTCGTCCCAAAGATGGGCCGTCTCGGGGTTGCTTAGGTAATTCTCATAATACCCTTTTTTCTTTAATGTTTCTGCGGATATTTCCAGTTTTGAAAGCCTTTGAACAAATGTTATGGCGTATATCGCATCCGTTACCGGCTCAAACGATTGATCAAAAACTTCTCCGTCTTGATCATCATCCGGGTGAAATCCCATGGCCCACAAATCTTTTTGAATAAAAATACCCATAGAGATAGCCTCGTTTAAAGCTCCTATGTAGTGATGGAACTGTTCCGGGTCTTCTTCGTATTGAAGGTGGACGCAACACACAATGTCATATGTGTCATCAAACTGGGACAACGCGGTGTAAAGTGTTTGGTTTTCTTTCTGATAACTAAACGTGAAACCGACTTTGTCGTTTAACCATGCGCTTTTTGCGTAAGGGCAGGCAGGCAAATCGTTAAAAAAGGGGTTTGGAACTTCCAAAGCATATTCAGACCAGCCTTGAATTTCCTCTATTATTTGACGTTCTATGTCCATTTCTAGGCATACCTAGTCCGTTTTCTTCGATTAGATAAGACCGCGCCACAACCTTTGTGATTTTTGCGTATTTCCCCGCCCCTAGCCGCCATTTTGACCTTGGCGGCTTTAGTATTTGCAACAACTTGCTGTCCTTCGGATCCGGCTTTTTTCTTTTTACGCGCCGTAGCAGCACGTTCCGATTTGCTAAGACTTTCCGCTTTGGAGCGCGGTAGACAGCGATCCGGATTGCTTTTATTTTTAGATGTACCACATTCCCCAGCAATGTTGCCACTACTGTCAATACGAACCCATTTTTGGTCACGCCATTTGGCTAATTCACCCATCAAGCTTTGCCTTTTGCTTTTTTGGCGTAATTCGGGTCTTTGCAATATTTACTGGCGGCCATGTTGGCATACGCAGAAGGATATGTGTCAAAAGTTCGCTTTGCCCATGCTTTGCCCGCAGGACAAATCTTACTTCCTTTACTTTTTTTAGACGCGGCCCCGCCTTTTCGCATGTAGGTGACTTGAACTTTAGCCTTATCCGGCCCCGTTTTTACCCTAGATCCACAACCGCCCATTTTAACTCCAGATTTTAGCCGCAAAAGGAGAAACAATAATTAAAATAGCCAAACCCCAAATTTTAATATCTAGCTTGCTTAAAGAGTCCGAGTTTTTTGATATGAACTCCTTTTGATCTTCTAATCGCTCTTCAATGCGGGCGTAGCGCAAATTGCATTCGGCTTCGTGCTTTTCTAACTTAGCAATAAGCTGTTGGATTTCCATGGTTACCACGCTTTACACGACCAATAACGGGCCGTGAACTTGTCCTTTGCCGTGTCACAGTTGTGTCGTGCCCTAAAATTGCTTCTACGACTTGGTTGTGACTTTTTAATTGACATGTTGGGGTCGCCAAAGCGCACCAGCTTAACTTCCGTGCCCTTTTTAGCCAAAACAGCACTTTTTTTAGACTTTCCGGGCGTTTTTTTTGGCTTGTTGTACCCCGCAAAAGTCTCCCCTCGGTAACTTAAACGACCCGAAGGGAGCCTTTTTACAGACTTGGTGGTAGCCATTAACTATGAAATACCGTCAAAGCGGTGATATTAGTCAGAGTTCCAATATAAATATCGGACACTCTTATTCCTTCGTCTGGAATGTTGACCGAGTGTGTTTCGCTCGCAGAAAAGTCTAAGTCCAACACGGTACTGCCCCCGTTGCCGTCTGTGACGGTTAAACGTGGCGTACCCGAGGCGGTTAAAACTTGAATCTGACGAATACGAGCAGGCCCTACACCAGCAGAGCCTGTCCCGGTCAGACGTTTTGATTTTACGTCTGAATTAGCCATGGCTTTCTCCCGTTAGGATGCGTCAGAAGTGCTGGAAATTCCAAAAAACTTCAAAGCAATAACTGTGTCGCCGCCGGGGTCACCCGAAACAACAAGCTCAACCTCATCCGCTGTGCCTGTGGCGGCGGTAGTTGTTCCACCGGACATACCAAGAACACCGTTACATGGGAAAAACCCTTTAAAACCGGTGGAATTTACAGCGGCGGAGATACCGTCAACAAAACCGTCCGTATCGGCGTCTGTGCCAATATCTTGAAGGTTTACGGCGTTTGCGGCGGCTGTGGTTACAGCAATCGTGACGCCCATAGGAATAAAATTATCTGGAATGCCAATCGCGGATTCTTTGCCCGTGGTGGCACCATCAGCTACCGTAATTGTCGTTTCATAAGTAGAAAGCGTCATCGTGCTGGTTACAGCGCCGGTAGTAGAGTTTTTGGTAATGTCTGAGAAACCGTTTTCAGAACGGACGGGACCGTTAAAAGTAGTATTAGCCATGAGGTTCTCCTGTCGTGGCCAGTGTCAGCCTCAGTATAAGGCTGTCAGGAAAAATTTATATTAACATAAATGTTCCACGTGGAACAAAAAAGCCGCCCGAAGGCGGCTTCCGTTTTTAAGCTCCGGGGGAGCCAAAGACACAACGCCAATCAGAAACGCCGAAACTGTAACGCTCACGCGCCTTAAAGCGCATGTTGCCAGTGTCGAAGTCACCTTCCATAGCAGTCTTAATGGGGCTACGGTTAAACAACTTAAAGCCGTTAGGAGCGTCAGTCTTGAGGAAAAACGCATCCGTATCGGTCAAAAAGTGGTTTACAACAGCGCCATCCGGGATCATACCCATAGACTTCATTGCGTTGGTGTCGTTGTCAGCCGTACCCGGACGGAGGTTAGAGTTAATAACTCTTTCTGCAATAAATTGCAGTTCCTTCGGGATAATCAGCTTCATGCCACGTACCGCAATCTTCAAACCACGCTCATCGGTGAAACCCGCGATATCAATTAGCATCTGCTCAAGCGAAGTCTCGTTGAGATCCGCAGCTACAGACAGTTGATTACGCTGGTTGCCAGACAAAGAAGGGTGGGCAGAAGAACACAGAGCAGCGCCATCACCCACTGGAGAACCAGTGCTGAACGCATTGTTCAGGATGGAAGCGGCTTTGATCTGCTTGGTTTGTGACATAGATCGTGCCAAAGCACGGGTGTAGCGAGAAGCAAGACGATCATAAAGATTGTCTTCGATAGCCTCTTCAGTGATGCTGAAGGCCAGAGCGATGGTTTCGTGAGTATAACGAGCAGTAAAAGTCTCCTGCGCGTCATCAAACGAAATAGAACCACCTTCTGATTTAACCGGCGCAGTGCCGAAACCAGACAGCATTACTTCTTCTTCAAAAGCACGGTCTGAAGATTCTTCGTCGAAGATCTCAGAATGCTCTTTTTCGTAGCGATCATACTCAAGGCCGAAGAGAGCGTTCAGTCCGGGCTCAAGCTCCTTCGCCAGTTGTGCGCGAGAAATAGCCATTACTTAATCTCCCTTAAATACCAGTTGAGTCAGCGGTTGTTTGAGAAGCAAACGCCCGCGTGGCTGCGTTGAAATGTGCGTTCAATCGAACAAGAAGATGAGCACCCGCTGACGCATAATCATTGTTAGCGTCATCATCAACCAAACCTACAATACGCAAAGGTAGCGTTGCAGTGGTGGCAATAGTGCTTACGCCTAGTTGAGAGTTAGACTTGCCTGTATCGGTAGAACCGGTACGAGCAGAAGTTCCCAAACTAGCATTAGCAAAAACAGCCGCCAAGGCAGTGGCTCGGTCAGTGAGGGTGGCATCCGCCGCTACGACGAACAGTTGGTTGGGGTTATCAGCCACAAGAGCTTTTACCGGGTAGTTGGTGTCTACCGACACGCTACCTGATCCGGGCCAGTAGTTAAGCCATACAGGCTTCTTCTGGGTGGAATCGTGGTATTGAACCCCGACGAGAACACCAAGGGCTTGCGTTGTGCCGCCATTGGTGGCTCCAGCTTGGTCGATTACGCCTGCGGCAAGAGGAACAACAATTGAACCATTAAAAATGGCATTGGTGTTGTTACTGGCAATTTCATACTCAGTAACCCCGGTGCTATTAACACCGCTTCCTACTAGACCAACAGGACGAAGACCAAAGGCAGTTTCTTGATTTGCCATGAGATAGTTTCTCCGTTCTGTGCGGCCCTATTTTTTGGGGCCGCCAAAAGTTACACGACTCTGACGCTCGGATTTCCCGATTGTCATCGTTGGATGAGCGTTTTCTCGCAACATATCACTTTCAACAGCTTCCATTTGATCCGCGTTTCGTTGAGTAAAGTACTCAGCGCGTTCTTGAACTGTCTCAAGCGGTATGCGAGCGAGCATTAATCCACCCACACCAAACACACCTTCATATTTACCTGAGTCGATTACCGGCGCTTCAAACTCGGGGTATTCGTCTTGCCGTACTAGCTCATAGCCTTCCCGCAACCTTGCAGAAATGTTTTTCGTGTCGTCAAAACCACGCACTTCTGCACGAATCCACCGATGTTTATAGCCCTCCGGAGCAGGCGGTGCATCTAGCATAGACGGGGGAGCCCAAGGCTTACGCCGTCCCTGTTTCTCCCTTGTCGCTGCTTCACGTGAGGAGCGTTTAATGCCCTCAAAGCTTTTCTTCTCTTCGGACATGGTATTACTCCTTAACGTATTTCGCGTATTCTTCAAGCGGCACTCCCAACTTTTTAGCAATTGCTACTTGGGTCGGGGAGAGTTTGACCCTTTTACTGCGCCCAGATGAACGAGAGACGCCAGCCACCGTTTGAGCGGGTTTGCGGCTAACGGATTGTCCTTCTCCAAATTTATGCGGAAACTCCCGCTTAATTCTAGAGTCAAGCTCATTATAGTAGTCATCACTTGTGGGATCAAATCCTTCATCTTCAATAAGTCTTTTATGAATCCCAAAAGCAGCAAAAGTCATTGCTTCATCTTGACCAAACCATGAGTTTCGACCGGCCCAGTTTTCTGCCTTTCCGTCCGGTTTAATTTCTTGTTGAACCTGTTGCTGTTGTTGTGCGGCTTGTGCGGCCTGTTGTTGGTAGTACTGCTGGGCTTGCGCGTTTTGCTGGGCTTGTCGTTGCGCGGTAGAGTAGTTATTTACAGCTACAGACAAGTTGGTTAGGTCTTTTTGAGCACTAACGGTAGCATCCGCATCGCCCAATTCCACGGCACGGCGGAGTTTTTCTTCCGCTTGTTGTTGTTGCAACGCCAAACGCCCACCATATTCGGACATGTAGCCTTGGTCCAAATTCTCCATCCTCTGTCGGATTTGAGTGGATTCTGCTTGAACGTTTTTGGCGTAAACTAACGCCTCTTCGCGCTCTCTCTCCGCATCCCGCATTTTCTTTGTTAAGCGATTAATGCGTTTTTGAACAGATTCACTGTACTGTTCTATTTCTTGTTCTTCGGGTTCAGAGGCCGGAGCAGAGGATTCTTCTGCATCAACCAAAGATTCAACCTCAACTTCTGTTTCTTGAGCATCACCTACATCTAACTCAAATTGAGCTTCTTCCGCAGCATTAGCCATGCTGATTACCTCCTTAAAGACTCAGAATATCTTCTGGGTTATCTATGGTTGCTAAAATTTCATCATCGTTCAAAATTCGGCATTCTCCGCCGTCAATACGGAACCTAGATCCCGCATATCGGGCAAAAACTACCCAATCTTTTTCCTGACACCACGCTCCTTCGGGAAACTTTTCGGCGTCTCTGTAACAAAGAGGACCTTGCTTTATCACATATCCAACTACTGTTTGAATCTGTGTGTCGTCTAACACTTTGTTAGGGATATAGATGCCTCCGTCCGTGGTTTCTTTTCCACGATACGGGAGAATTAACATTCTCCACCCGGTTGGTTGCGGCATACGAGACAAAAGACTTGTGTCCATAGAAGTCGGATCAAGTACTTTTGGTTGAGGTGCTTTATATAAAGCTTTTACGCCTTCTGCGGCGGCTTCAAGATCGACTTTTTCAGCCAAATCAGTCATTTGATAGCTCCTGTTGTTCTAGCAGGCCCGAGAGTTCCTGTGCAATAAAGTTAAGTGCCGATAGCTCACCCATTAGGTTTTGATAATTCTCCATCGACTTTACGTGGTTGTTTTCTAACAACTCTAAAATTTGAACACGGCGATCTTTTATGGCTCGTTGAATAAACTGAGCTAGGTATAAAGAATCCACATGCGCTCCATCTTAGAATATCTTATCTATATAACACGACAATCTAAGAGAGGCAACTAATATGTCCACATCACGGGGCTGGTGGTACGAATATCAACGTGAACAAACGTTTTTGCCACGCCTATGCCGTTAAAGCCTAGCTTCAAAGCTTCTTCTACAATCTTTCGACGTTCTATGCCATTGTCTGCATGAATGTCCGCCGCGATGCCCTGCGCGTGTGTTCCCGGCTTAATTTTGGCTTTTTCTATGGTATGGCTTGGGGATCTGTACCCCGAAGTTATGTGAAACGGAAAGTCACACGCTTCGCGAAGTTCGTCTAATTTGCTAACAAGCTGCGAAGATATTTCATTTTCTCCCGTTTCTTGACAAGCAAACTCTTCTTTCTTGAAATATTTGTAGCTCATTCTTTTTTGCCAAGAAACAACCCGAACGCGCCCGTGAGAGCGCCTGTCATAACCGAAACCAATGCCGCTTGCTCTGGATTTGGATCGGGCAGTCCCATAAACCACTCAACTGTTCGGTAGGTCATTGCAATCATGGCAAACATTAACAATCTGGGAATAATCCGCCACGCGTTCAACTGCTCCGGGGTCATTGTTTCCTAAGCTTCATGAGCTTGTCAGCACCACGGATTCCAAATGACGCAGATACTGCAAGAAACAATAAATACTGATACCAATCTGGCAAAGTATCCAAAGCAGCAAAACTGTTGTGAACCCTGTCAACAATAGTAGGGTCATCAACGACGATACTCCAACCAAGAGAAAACAACGGCACCGCAAGAACAATTGTCCAAAACTCATCTTTCCAGCTTGCCGCAGAAGCATCAGCCATCTTGGATTCCCAATCGGCGTCGTTCTGAATAACCTGTAGTTTTGCTTGGTGCTTTGCCTGTGATTGCTCATGCTTGTTGTTGAGGTAACCTCCAACCAAACTGGTTATCGGAGAAATGAGTGCTTGCCAAGCCATTAGAACATTGGAGCCGGAGCTTGTGGGGCAACGTTCATTCCACCACCCATTGGCTGTTGATTAGGCTGTCCAGATGATGCCCCCAGATCCGGCCTAGTTATATTCCCCGCAGAATCCCTGACTTCCCCAGTGTACACTTGACTTGTCGCTTGATTTCCGCCTGCCAAGTTAACGCCTGCTGGTCCAGAGAGGAGTATGGGTTGATCCATACGGCCTCCGCCGATGCTAGATGGGCTGTTGAGTGTGGTAGTAAACCCTTGGTCCGAGGGCTGTTGGGGCGGCGTAATACCCGTCATTGGTTGCATGTTAAACGGCAAAATTTGCGGATTCATAAACTGTCTTAGAGGGCTGTTGAAGCTTCCGCCATACGGATTAGGCGCTTGGTTAAAACCACCAAACCCGCCGCCAAACTGATTAAATTGTTGCTGTGGCATCATCGGGGGCTGAAACCTCTGTCCGCCAAAACCACCACCGTAAGGGTTAAACTGTTGCTGTGGCATCATCGGGGGCTGAAACCTTTGTCCACCAAAGCCACCGCCGTAAGGATTAAACTGTTGCTGTGGCCTCATCGGAGGCTGAAACCTCTGTCCACCAAAGCCACCGCCATACGAAGGTTGTTGGTTAAATTGTTGGTTAAATTGTTGGAAACGATTCATGCCCATGTCGTATTGTTCTGGGCTTAATTGGGCTAACTGGCTAAAAAACCCTCCAATCCCTCCGGTGCCATAAGGGTTTCTGGGTGGAAATCCACCGCCAAAGCCGCCACCGTAAGGATTAAATTGTTGTTGCGGTCTTATAGAGTTTCCAAAAGGCGACAACGAGGGCGGGGGTCGATACGTAGGAAGTTGTCCGGGGGACATTTGTGGGGGAAAGACGTCTGGCACTGCAAGACCATCCAAGAAACCGGGCGGTATGGGATCCCCTATCTGAGGCTGACTATTAGGAAGGAAGGTGTCGCCCGTGTCAGGGTTGATTCCCAATGCCCCGGTGGAATTTCCTGTGTTTGCTGTGCGTGGAGGGCCCAAGCTGTCTATTATCGACTGGAGATTTTGGTTTACGGGTGGCTCGGGCTCATAGCCAAGGTCGCTTATGTAGTTCAATTCTTGTGGCGGCACAAACTCCGGCTCGTAGCCAAGGTCGCTTATGCCGCTTACCTGCTGACCTTTAACTCCTGCCGTGCCCGCAAGCGCCGTGCCTGCATATGGATCTTTGTCGGGCTTTTGAAGACCCCCAAACATCGACTGCATATGCTTTGTATTCGCGGCGGCAATCTGCTCCGGGGTCATCTGACTTGGATCAAATCTCATGGTTTTCTCCTAGCAGCTAGTAAAACGTGAACCACGTAACGCGGCACCCATGCCTCGCTTTTTACCCGTGGTTACTTTACCCATTGCAATATCGGGCGTTTTTTCTACCTTTGCCGAAGCGTATGGAATAGAGCCCTGACCATCAATTACCGCCTTGTTTACCGGCTTAGGCGCGTTTGCCGCCGGAGCGCCGTTCACTTTAACTTTCATATCATTGATTCCTGTCAAACTGTTGTTTGAGTAATTCGCGCTCCAACGCCGCATCAATACGTGCCTGCGTTTGCCGTTCTTGACTAGCAAGCCTTTGCTGGAACTCCGTAGCCTTGTTTTGCATACGTTGTTGATCAAGCTGCAACTCGGCTTGATCCAACTGAGAATCCTGCTGGAACTTTTGTTGGTCCATCTGAAGCTCTTGTTGCTTCAATTGTATCAAAGGATCCGGTCCTTGTTGACCCTGACCACTTACTTCTGCGGCAATCTGCTTTAGCTTCTGGAACTCTTGTGCGTTGATCTGTGCCACCATAGACTCCAGTTGAAGCTCTAATTCCGGCGTCAAAGCCTGCCCGCCCGTTTGTTGCAACATCTGAGCCATAGCCGTTTCTTGCGATTTTAACTTCACGTGTTCAATAACATGCTTCTGTAAAGCCAAACCTACGGGAGGCAGTTGTTGCAACATGGGCGACGATGCGAACGTTAAGTGCGTGCGAATATGAGCATCATGGTCTTGGCCCTCAAATGCTTTCATTTGAACCATATCCATAGAGTCCATATTTTCTTGCGCCGGATCTTTTGGAATCGGCTCATCAGAAGAAGGTGCTATAAGAAGCTTGTCTATGTCATTGATTCCCAACGCTTCGTACATGCGTCGATAGGCTTCGTGAAGGTCGTGAAGCTGTGGCGCTTGCTGGGCCATTTCAAGCTGAGACTGCGCCATTGCAATGCGCTGTGCCTGAGAAAACGTATTCGGATTAGACACCGGAACCACATCTACGCGGTCGTCAAAATCCTCCCGCATAACCGTGCGATCCCCACCAGAAACAGCGTAAGGGTATTCTTGCGGCAAATACTCCGACATCACTTTAGCTAGAAGCCTAAACTCTTGCTTCATGCTGTAGTGCAGGCGCTTATGCACCGCACTCATGACCCGTGAGCCCTGCTCCAATAACGCTACCGTAGTGCCCACAGGAGCCTGCTGGTTGCCGTCTCCAACCTTCATGTCTGTGATAGTGGCGAACCTACGACCCGCATCCACCACAAAGCTTAGAAGCTGCATCAACGTGCCGTCAGGGCCTTTAAAAGGCAACGGCATCAAAGAATCTCGGATCGCGCCCCCCGGCGCATCTACGTCCCTAAATTCACCCGGCTGTAAAGGTTCGTCATCATCTCGGACCCTAAGCCCTCTAGCTTTAAAACCAGCAGGCAGATTAGAGAGAGTGCCAGCATCAATAAGCTGGCGAAGCGCCGCCGTAGCTGTTCTGGATAGGCCGCCAATAGTGTGGATAAGGCCAAGTCCGTAAAATCCAAACCCC